CCAGTACTTTCTGAGCATCTCTGTTCAGAGGTATAAGAATGTCTTCGCCCATCTTGGCATCCTCACCAGAAACATTTAGAGCAGAAAAGTCTGGCTCTATTTGATCCCACTTAAGGAGCCTCACGTTAGAAGATCGCAGTCCAGTCGAGACTGCAAACCTAACCATGTCCGCTCTCAAATCATCCAAGGTATTAATCAGACTCAGAACCTGCTCAGGCTTCAGAAAGAGTTTGCTCTTTGCCTCTGGGTACACAGACAACTTAGGGACTCGATTAACATGCTCTTTGGAGTGAGCGTAATTAAGGATGCTCCGGAAAGTTATGATGTGCTTATTAACCCAGCTGTTGCTGACTCGTTGACCAATTCTCCTTTTGGATGGTTGTTTCCGCAGGTTCTCTATAAAGTTATCGATAAGAGCGATCTTCTCGAATGCCTTTATCGGTTTAGAGCCAAACACCTTAACAAGGTTGTTAGCTACTAGAACCGTGGTCCTCTGTTTCTCGTCATTGTGTGCGCTTGGCTGTGCCAGATAACGCTCAGTTATTTCTTTAAAAGTTAGCTTCATATTCAATCTCCGTGAAGAGACCTACAGCGCTGGCACATTACCATGCTGAGATCCCTAAAAAAAGGTCTGTTGCGAGGGACAGGTAGACCAAGCCTGCTTTAATAGGCGTGAGGAGGAGACGCCATACCCTCTAGGGGGAAACTAGTGAGACTTACTTGCCGGATCACCTTCAACATAAGGCTCGGGCAGAAGTTTTATTGCTTCGTTAAAGTCCAGCTCGGCGCCTTTCCTAGCAGCACTAATCAATGCGCCCAACAAGCCGATGGCTTGATTTACCTGTTGCGATGAGCCTAGCTTCTCTTTGCAGGTATCGCTCAGGTCATCAATCAAGTAAGGGGTGTTATCGATATTAATTATTTGAGGTTCGTCGCTCATTTCTTTTTCCTCGCGTCATCACGCACTATTTGATATTTTCTTGGTCCACCGATGAGCAGCTTGGCTTGAGGGAACATCATCGGGGTCTCAGATGGTGACCCGCTTCTGCCGCACTCGGGGCACTTCAGGTTTGGTTTAGTAAAGTAGGGTTGAACTCCTGTCATCTCGACAAACACTGCATCAGTAAGCTGGAGACCTTGACCTCCAGCTGTAAGAACATGCTCCTGATGTCCTGATCGTTTGGTGTGTACGTTCAGGTGTGTTTCGTGCCTGCCTTCCAAGTCAACTACCCCGCGAACAAACACTCGATGGTCAAAAGTCCCTTCGAGGTCTTCTGGGTCAAGGCTTTCACCGCCATAAAAAACGGTTCCAGCTGATCGGGATATTCTTAGAGGCATGATTGAGTCCTAAAAAGGTAGGTCATCGTCTTCCAGAAGGAAGTCGTCAGCTGGTGGCTTGGCGCCTTGCGATGGCGAGTTATTAGCATTGGGGTTCGGCTTTGGAATCCAGTAGTCAACATTCAACTGCTGAAGGTTTCCGTCATCGCCCATCTGCTCACAGACCTTGATGTTGTATCGGAAGTCATTGCCGTTATTAAGGTCTAAGGCAGCTTGAAGGTCGTGTACCAGTTCTTTGCTAATCTTAATGAAGCCGTCAAACTTTGGGACGTTAGCCTTGGTAGCCCATTCGTACTGCTTGAGGCGGTTCCACTCTTCAATGCGCTTTTCTTTAGGCATTGGGTACAGACGCCCTTTGCCTGCTTTAAGGGATTCAAATGCGGTTGGTGTCTTGTTCATTATTGCTCTCCATGATGGATTTGTACTTGCATTGCGCCTGTTGTTCTTCTGAAAGAATCAAGAGACTCGTCTTTGTTTAACACCTCATCTTCACCGCCGAGAAATTCAAACGCTTTGCGGTAGTCGATGGGTGGGTTCTTCATAATTACCTTGACGGTAGTCTTGCCATTGCTGACAGATGACTTGTACCGCTCGGCAATATCTTTTTTCAGGGACTCGCTGGTCTTGCCCAGCACGTCCAAGGTTTCTAGGTCGTCACCAATACGTGACCTGATAACTGCAATCCTGTTCTGCATTGCAGTCAGCCGGTTCAGTTCCTCATCGGTCTTAATAATCTCGGGAGCGTCAACCTCAATTGTTTTAACGTGATCAGCGCGGGCAACTTCATCCCTGTGCTGCTCTTGAATCCAGTTGTACCAGCATCGGTACAGATCAAGACGGGAGATAGTTCCCTTCTCAGGCTGCGGCAAATACTTGCGGCTCAGCAGTTCAGTCAGGAAGTCTTCTTTACGGTGGACTCTTTCTAGGGTGTACTGTGGCTCGGCTGTTTCGTTCTTCGCCAAGTAACAAATAAAATCACACCACTCTGCATCCAGCACTTCCATCTGCATGTAGACCTGCATCAGGTACATGCTGCGCTTGGGGGAAAAGATAGAGTAAGGCGTCTTAGTGTACTGAGGGAAGGGGCACTTGATCTCTACGCACCCCTCCAAACCCACGAGCCCGTCGGGGCTTGCAGCGATGAAGTCGTACTTAGGGTGAATCACAAGACCCGTCTCTTCGACAGTGTAGCCTTGCAGGTCTTCCAAAAAGATTCGAGCGTGGTCTTCCATCATCTGCCCGTGGGCAACAGCAGGAACCATTTTAAATTCTGACTCAGCACCAGCCAGTGCTCTAACCTCTTGGCGAACCAAGTCGGCTGGCTTCATGTATGGGTGCTTGCCTTCTAGTGCAGCGCAGACAGATGCCTTGATCTTACCGGCTCGTGCCGCGTGCCATTCGGGTGATCCTTGAGCAGCTAAACTCATTTGCTAGCCCTCCACCCTTTGTCCTTACAGAGCTTTTCCCAGTTACCAGTGGTATCTGTTAAGCCTCGATTAGTTAGACCACGTTTAAACTTGTCGTAAAGCTTTTTGGCTTCACTCAGGGTCTTAGCTTCACCAAACTTCAGGTGATCCCAGATGGCTATTACTTTTTCAAGCTCTGCATCAGCATCATTTGTTTCTGAAGGTGTACTTTGCTCAGTGTTAGAAACACTTTCTTCAATATCTCTTACCTGAGAGCTAAGCCACATGGTGTAGCCCAGACCAAACTCACCCATAGCCTTAACACGACACCGCTGTTTAGCAGTATTGATGTCTGTAGCAGAGGGGGAGTCAATTGCTTTGCCCGATCTATGAACAGGAAGGTAGGTGATGTTGGTCTGCCCGCCGATAGTCATTCGGCAACGTACCTCAGCAGAACCGTCATTAAAGTAATGACATTCTCTGCCTTCTGGGTCTTCGGTGAATTCCCAGTGGTACTCAGGGAAGGTGCCCATCATTATTTCATGGGCTTTCATCCAAGGCAGATAGGTTAGGACTTGATCGCCCAGTACCTCTGTCTCGGTGCAGAATGGTGCTACGTCTATATCAGATAAGGTCGCCCAGATGTGAGCGCGTGTAAGCGTATCCATGTAATGTCTCCGTTAGTTCCAGAGACATCATAGCACCGTGTAGATTTATTTCAACACTTTCAGATTATTATTTGCATATCTAAGTTTTTTGTTGGCGCTGGCAATCGTTTTGACTGCTTCGCTATACTTTTTCTCGCAACCCTCAAAGCAGCAACCTACTTCTGGCAAACTTTGTACAAACGCTCTTAATTCCTCGCAGCTTATTCGGTCACTGTCAGGTACAACTTTATCCACTTAACTCTCCTTGTTAATGTAAGCCAATAGTTGCAAATTATCATTTTGTAACAGCAGGCGCATCTGTTTTTTTACTTAACACTTCCACCATACTTGCCAGCACTTCGCGCTTTTCAGTGTCCAAATACACCAAGCACATATGAGCAAACTGCTCTGGTGTAAGGGTAAAAGCTGTTTTTTCGTCGAATTGTTTTACGTAAATGATGGCTTCAGTCATAGATGCTGATACCTGTGATTCACCTCGTGATTCCAAGGTTACCCAAAGATATAAGTCAATGTGGTAAAGGTCGCACAGTTCAACTATACGCTCCCCGTCCGATGGCAGGCTACCCCTTATCCACGCTTGCGCGGACGCAGGACTGCAACCCGTCTCTTTAACTATCGCCGCCCCTCTGCCCCAGTCTGGCACCCCTGCCTTGTCTAGAGCTGTTTTAAATATATCCGCCCGTTTCTGTTTTTTAGTTTTATCGTCCATGTTGTTTCTCCTCACCACCGATCTTCCATATTTTAAATCATGAAACAAGACGCAAGAGTAAATAAATTTGCCAAAACAATACTTGCAGATTATTATCCCTGCTCAAATGAATATTACATGGAGCCGTCTCACGAATGATTTTTCGTCCTGCCAACTTAAAGCAAGACCATTACACCCGTATTCCAAACTTACTCCTTCGAGGCGGGATCTCCGCCAGTGAATACAGAAATGACGGGCTGAGCCCAGAATCTCTAGGTGTTCTCGTCTACCTTCTCAGTCATGTCGATGACTGGCAAATAACTAACAACCAACTCTGCACCGTCTTCGGTGTCGGTAATGTGAAAATGACGCGCATTACTGATGAGCTAGAGGAGGCTGAATACATCCGCAGAGAAATTATCCGAAACGAAAGTGGTCATGTCGTCCGGTGGGACTGGCTGGTTACTGACGTTAGGGGTCGTTTTCCACTAGATCATCAAAACCCAGATCAAGCTAACCCAGATCAAGTAAACCCAGATCAGGGTAATCAGACCCAAAGAACAAATATTATTACTAACGAACATCAGAAAGAACAAACATGCTGGCGGTCTGATCTCCTTAACGGTAATCCGGAGGGTATTTCTTCTAAGCCATGGACTACTTGGTGGGAGTACAAGCTAGAAAAGCGTAAAGGCAGAAAGCCTGCGGCAAAGATGCTCAGCTCTCAAACCGAGGACTTCAAGGTAATGAAGCGCCAAGGCTTCGATATCGCAGGGGTTGTGGATTTTGCGATCAGCCGAGGCTGGGAAAGAATCGGCAGCCCTGACTGGGCAGCGCTCAAGTGCTTCAAAGGTCATGAAAGAAAGAATGATCTGTTGGGAGCTGTCAAATGATGGACGTTAAAACGCTAGCCCAGCATCTAGCCCCGCATGCTGCTGGTATCTGTCACGAACTATACCCCGACGGTCGGGTGGAATCAGGGTGCTACAAGATTGGATCAATACAGGGTGAGAAGGGCAGGAGTATGTCTGTCTATCTTAACGGCGACCAGTGCGGTAAGTGGATGGACTTTAGTACTGGTGAGGGAGGCGACCTGCTAGACCTCATCATGTATAGCCAAGGTCTTACCCTAGTCAATGCAATGGATTGGGCAAAGAAGCGCTACGGTATCCGCGACAACACCCCCGCCAAAAAAGTTGCTCCGGCGGAAAAAAAGAACTACACCAAACCTCA